AGTGCGGTTTCTAATTACGAATTTTCAATAGGAAATATGGTAAGATTCAGTTACAATAGGTCATATACACTGTTTAACAATATCGTCAACTTCTAAAGCTTCTTCGTCTTGTTCTCTCAAAGACGACTCTACGATACTCTCAATTTCCTTCGACATATGCGCCGAAAGCATTTCTTTCGTGTTGGCTTTTAAGGCATCCTCTAAAGACTTAGCATCTAACAAAGCCTCTTCGATGATTGATTTTCTTTTTTCAGCCATTTTAATTTTTTTTAAAATTATATTTTATTATTATCAATACACCATAGTGCATTTTTTAATAAATATGCAATAAAACATAAAAAACTTACTTTCTGTTGATTTTTTTTAATCTAATAAGAAATTATTTAATGAATTTGTTAAGATTTTATCTTCATTTTTCTTATTAGACTCTGACATTTGTTGTTCTGTAGATGGTTCTTCATTATATATCCAAGACCCTGGAGTAGATGGTGATGTTACGATGTCCCAACAAATTAATTCGAAATCATCTTGTACAATGTTCTTACCATTTTCTTTTTCTAATGATCCAACACCTCTAGAAGATACACCTATCTTTAATCCTTTTCTAATGTAATTAGCAATTCTATCACCTTCACATGAAATAATACCTAGATTAACAAACCCTGGTGACATAATAATTTCAAGTTTACCCATTAACACATTACCTTCCTACCATAAGTCTACAACATTATGGGCAATCCTACTTACAGAAACAATGGAACTCTCTGGATGATCAGCTTCACCCATTGCTCTTTTGTCTTTAATAAGTTTAAGATAATTTACAGCCTCTCTTCTTAAGATAGCTTCGGGGTATACTCTTTCATTTTTATTTTCTATACCATATTTTTGCATTACAGCGTAGACTACCAAAGGATCTTCAATAATTTGTTGTCCAGTTGTTAACTTACTAACTTCATTAACAAAGTTTCTACTATCTTTTGGGGAAATGTATCCTGCATCATATTCGATTAGGATACCCTTTTTATTTATTTCGTTTTTTTTAATTATTTCCATAATAATGATATACTTTAATTATAAATATACCATTACTATAAAAACTCTATTTTTTCGTTTTATAAAAAGTAAAATAATTACTATTATCTAAACAACTACTTACTATGTCGTAAATTATACTTTTTGAAGATTCTAATAAATTTGGTTGATTGATGGGTAATCCCTTTTTTTGATATAACGTTATTTCACAAGACATAAAACTTCTTTTTGTGGAAACAAACCCAGAAGTTCTCATATCTAAATCTACAATATATTTATCGCTGTGAAATAATTCTCTATTTAGATTATTATTTATATTTTGTTTTATTTTTTTTCTTAGACCACTTACTACAGAATCGTAATTAGTGTTTTGTTTTATATTATTTATCTCACCCCAGGCACTGAGATTTATGTATATACTTTTTGATTGTTTATTGTTAACTGTACCAACTTTAGTTTTGTAGTTTGGTAATAAGTTTAACTTTATTTCCTTTCCGAGTTTCATTCATATTTTTTTATTTTTTTATTATTAATATATAACAAATATAGTGATAAAATACACTAAAGTCAATTTAATAAAAGTACGGTAAATGTAGATTTACTCAGAGCTTGAAGATACGGATTGTTTAAGGTCGTAAACTTTATTTATGTCACTAATAAAATTTTCGTTGTCAAAGTTTGTATTTAATAATTTATCTTTAACCCTAAGTAATTTATCCTTTAGGTCAACATCAGAAGATTCAGACAACCTATTATCAATGATATCAATACACTCTCTTTTTAAAGTGTTATATGTTTCTTCTTTAGTTTCATCATTACCATTTAATATAGTTTTAATAATTCCTTTCTCAGATTCACTAATATTAGCATATTTACTATTAAATTTGTTAACTGATATCTTAGTTAAAACACTTGGAGGTAATTCAGAATCTATTCTATCACTTTTAATTTCTACGTCTTTTTCCAACATTAATCATTTAATGTGGTTTATAGAGTCATTAATTTTTTCTATTGTTGTCGGTGATTTTGTTGACTCCACTAAAAATTTAATATGAGAATAAAATTCATTATTTTCTTTAATAATATCTTTACCCTTTAAAAGTTTGAATAGTTTTTCATTACCTTTTTCTAGTTTCTTTTTATCTAATGATTTTAATAATGAAATATTTTCTTTAATATAGTCTTTAGCTTCCGATGGATCTTCGAACTTCTTAGTTTGTAAATTTTTATATATTAGATATTGATCAGATAATGTATCATTTTCTTTAATTAATTTAACAAATTTAGAAAATAGTTTTTTACCACCATTTTCTTTTCTTAATACTGACTCTATTACAATATCTTTAAACGTATCTTTTATATTACCAAAATTTTCCATGCTTTTTATTTATAAATATCTAGATTTTTTAAAAAATTACTCTTTAATTATTTTATCTATTTCTTTTGTCATATCTTCTATATTTTTATTTAGTTTATTGGTGTCTTTTTCTACTGAATCTAAATCGTAAATATGTTCATTTTTTTCTAAACTTTCTGTAAGTCTTTTAAGGTACATACCTTGATATCTTTTGGTTTTCTCTTCATACTTTCTTTTATTTTCTTCCATCAATAAATTGTCTTTTTTCTTTGTAGATTCTACCGCAGTTGCTGTTTCAGCTGCAGCAGCTTCTCCACCAGCTTCTGTAGATGCAGCACTTTCAATGTCAGCACCGAATCCACCACCACTATCTCCACCGAATCCACCACCAGTGTCTCCACCGAACTCATCGCCACCACCTTCTTCTGTACCATCCCCACTATCAGTTTCTCCACCAGAAACTAAGGTATCGAAATCACCATATAATTTATCAACTCTATCAAACAACCCTGTTTTCTTAATAATATTTGCTGTTTGTTCCATTTCTGCAGAAGCAGCTTTTTCTAATCTTTGTTGTTCTAAATCATTTCTAATGTCTTCATCTGACATACCTAGTATCTCTTTCTTACCTCTAGTCATAGACATTGCACCAAATCCATTACCAGCATCCGCCACCGCATCTTTATATAAAGTAACCTTTAATTGGGTTTGTTCTATTTTTAACATTTCAGCTTGTGTAGATGGATTATTAAGAGATAATGTGAAATTTTCTAATTCATCTTCTAACCCTAGAATATATAAATGAATAATTGCAATCTTATTTAATTCTTGTAACATAGATTGTTGTATCCTATTAATAGTTCTAGCAAATCTAATATCTTGTAACGCTAAATTCTTACCCTCACCATTAGCTTCCTCAAACCCTAAAAATGGTTTAGGTACTCTAAGTGCAGTAAATAGTTTTTTCTGTAAATATTGTATATCAGCAATTTCTGATAGGTTTGTTGCTCCTGGTAATGTATCTATAGGGCTTGGAGCGTTTACATCTCTAACAGGTATAAAATAATCTTGATCCTGAGCCATTTGATTATATCTAGTATCTATTTGTCCTGTGTCTTGGTCAACAACTGGACTCTTCTTAAAGTTATTCGCAATTTTCTGTACATATGATGGTACATCTGCTTCATCTTTATTCCCAACAAAGATTTTAAAGATTCTTCTTTCAGGTGCTCTGGTTACTCTATATATTAACATAGCATCTTCAGATAGTAATAATTGTTTCCAAATACGCCTAGCCTTTTCTAACATAGAGGTACCATAAGGTAACCTTCTATCATCACCCAATAACCTAAAATGGGCTATTTGCCACGCATTAAATTCTATATCTCTTTGTCCCCATATAAATTTAACTGGGTTAAATTTATCATCTTCAGACGTTGCTACGTTCTCACCAAACCCCGCATTATCTTTTCTAACTATCTCTATGTTTGGTAACTGTTTAACACCCGTAATACCATCTTCACTATCAATATTTAAAAATAAAAAGTTATCACCATATTTACACGTATTTCTCGTCCACATAGGTAGTGTAGTATGAAGATCCAATCTATTAAAAAATAAATCTTCTAATATTCTTCTAACTCTTTTACTTTCAGAAAATATATTTATTACTTTATTATCAGGATTTAAGGTTGTGGATTCCTCCATCATAATATCTAAAGCCGCAGCAATCTCAGGGAAAAATTCCATACCTTCAAAATCAGCATAAGAAGCTAACCTTGTGGTTTCATAATAAATTGAGTGTTGATAAATTTCGTTATCCACCTTTTGCCACATACCAGACAAATATTTGTCTTGTTGTTGTTTTAACTTCTCAAATTCATACTCTTCCTTTGATTTTGTTTTTAATAGTTCTTTATCATCTAAAGAATATCTAGATTTATTTTGTGGTCTCTTTACTTCGGGACCAAATAAATCGTTTAGTTGTTGAAATACTGTTTTTCTAGCCATTTTATAATTATAATGTTTATTTTATAATAATAAATATCAAAAAGTACTAAATGTTACTTAATACCAAATAACCAATTATAGTCACCATTGTCATTATTACCATTATTACTATTATTTTGTTGTACTGGGTGATAGGTTGGGGTATTACTATAAAATGGGCTTGTAAATTTTTTATTAACTTTATTCACCTCATTTGGTGAATTAGTATTAACCCATCCCTCTAACATTGCTTTTGTTTGTTTTTCTAATACTGTTAATTTTTTAAATGTTGTTTGTACGACAAATAACGGCATCGCCAAAG